CTTATCAGTTGTTGACGTAACTGTAAAGGGTCCAAGTGGAGAACTTACAGCCACATCGTCTGGATATGCACTAACAAGTAAAGTTACTTTAGCATTACCAGTTTGATATTTAAAATCAGGTATAAATCGTCTAACAGCCATAAAAAACTCACCATCTCCTCTGTAGTCGGCAACACCTGTTTGTTGACCAAGAGCGCTACGTCTAGATGTTATGTCCCAATCTCCAGATCGTATAAATGCAGGGATAGCTGTCGTCGCTGTACTGTTAACTTGATCTGTACCTTGTTCGTGTTCGTAATAAATACTAGCACCATATTTATTTGTAATTCCTAATATATCAGGAAAGACTGGTGTTAATGTATCATCGTAGTCTGTTGCATATGGATTATCAAATACACTTTGATCTTGATAGGTTGTTCTATCAAGAGACGATGTCGTCCAACAGTTTTCAGAATAATTATAAGTTACACATCGATCAATTTGTTCAGATCCATCTTTTGGATAAAACCAATTTACTTCTGTATATAAATTATTTGATCCTGCAAAGATAACATCTCTAGAATCAAAGTTTAATCCAAGATTATCTCCGTCTGTACTAAATACAAAATCTTCTACTAATGATGGTAAAGATTTTACTGTACCATCAAACACAAAGAATCCACCTTGAGACCCCATCCAAAATACAGCACCATTAACAAAAGTTGCTGCATGCTGACTAATACACCCACAATTTGTACCAACTTGTCTAACACTAAATGTAAATGGTGGACCAACAAATTGAATTACATATGCAGCGAGATCAGTTATAACAAACACATAATCTTTACCTTGAATAGCTGCTCTTATTTCGTTTCCTGTATCTAGTCTAAATGTACCTGCAGTGTTGGTAGATGTTGGTGTATAAGTATTTAAATCTTCTTGATTAGAAAATCTTACAAACATTGGATCTTGTGTTGTAGTGTCACCAATAGTTGTTTCAGTTCCAAAGTGAAATAAGTGTCTGTCCCTGTCTGACACTAATGTAAATCTAGTAGCTGTAGGATTGTTACCGGTTGCAAAACCTGATGTAGTTAGTGAAGCTCTTACCGTTCGTGGATTAGATGCACCAGCATTCCATGTAAAAGTTTTACCGTTAAATATAGTTGCAACTAAAACCTGACCAAAGTTATCGAGACTCCAGTTTCCTGGATCTAGAATTACAGAACTTGTAGCTCTAGCTGTCCCCCAAGTAGATGCGCCCCATGTTGATGTGCTCCAACCAAATCCAGTTGTTTGCGTTGTTGGTCCTACTTCAACATATGGATTAACAGTTGCAGCTCCGGCTGCTGTCATACCAGATCCTCCTTCAGCACGTGAAGCTTGCACAGTAAATTTGTCTATGTCAGGCACAGTTAATATTTCATAAACTTGTTCTAATTCTGCCGCTGTAAAATCGGATGCTCCCGTAACCGTAACAGATGAAAGAGTTACATATCGTCCTACGGCTAAACCATGTGAACCTTTATTAATAGTTACTGTTCTAGAGGCATTAACTGTTGTTAAAGTGCATCCAGTAATAGCTGTGTCTAAAGGAGTAATGTCATAAAAATCATTACCATAATATAAAAATAAACCTTGAGACGTTCCAATTGCAGTATATTTTTCACCCGCAAAACTAGAAAATGCAACTTGTGCTCTTGCGGCTCCAGGTAATGTTTTATTAGCTGCTGTTAATTGTAACCAACCGCCTATTTTTTCTGGTAGTCCATATCTAAATCTAACGAAATCACCATCTGTCCATTGGCCCTCTGCCCCTGACTCTGTGTCTTGTTTGTTAAATCCTGGCTTGAATTTTAATTTCTGTAGCATATAATGCCTTATATATTAGTTTTTTATAGAATGAAAGATACAAAAAATATCAAATAGTAATGTATATACTATCAGTGCACATAGGCCATGATGGAGCTTTTTCTATATCTAAAGATAATCAATTATTAATACACTGTCAATTAGATAGATTAAATAGGCAAAAAGGGTTGTCTAGTATGGGATCTAATTTTTTTTATTATTTAGACTCATTAAATATTGTATTTGATAAAGTATTGGTAACAGATTTAAATTTTAAAAATTCATCAACTAGTATAGAAAATCCATTTGAAGACTCTGTTTTTTGGATAAATTATTTAAAAAAATTTTCAGTTGTTAATAAAGAAACAGAGTTTTTATACTTTATAAATTCAGAAACTAGACATCATCATTTATTTCATGCTTATTGTAGTAAGGCCACATTAGGAGACAATGCACACTATATGGTTATAGATGGAGCAGGTATTTTCTGTAAAGAAACTAATAATCTAGAAACCGAATCTTTATACGATAGTAGTTTTAAAAGAATAAGTGTGAGCTCTAATGCTCTTGGACATTCATATACTAATGTAACATCTAACCTGTTAAAACAACCTTATGTTTTTGCATTTTCTCAATGTGGTAAAACCATGGCTCTCTCTCAATACGGTAAAAATAAAACATCTTTAGGTGATATAATTAATTTAAATAGTAAAACTAAATTAACCACTTTGAAAAAAGATCAAAAATCTCAAGACATTTTATATTCTTTTCAAAAAGATTTTGAAAAAAAGATAGTAGAAAAAATGCCTTTAGAAAATGTTAATTATAGCGGAGGATGTGCTCAAAATATTTTAGTTAATTCTTATTTTTTAAAATATAAAAATTTTAACATTGATCCAATATGCACTGATTCAGGTGTTTCGATTGGTCTTTTAAACTTTTATTTAAAAGGTAAATTAAAAAAAATTACTAGTATTTATTTAGGACCTAAACCTAATTATGATTATTTATTTTTATTTAAAGAATATAAAATACTAGAAAGCGATGAAAACAAAGTTTCAGAAATATTAAAAGATAATCCAGTTGCATTATTTCAAGGTAAGTCAGAACAAGGACAAAGAGGATTAGGAAATAGATCTTTATTAATAAATCATGATAACAAAAAAGCTGTTGAAAAAATTAACAATATTAAAAAAAGAGAATGGTATAGGCCTTTTTCCCCTAGTGTTTTAGAAGAGGAAGCATCTAACTATTTTCATATTGATAAAAATTTTACATCTCCCCACATGTTATATGCTTTTAAAACTAAAATTCCTTTACCGAATGTTTCTGCAATTGATGGTAGTAGTAGAATACAAACAGTAAATAAAGAACAAAATAAAAATTATTATAATCTTTTAAAAACTTCTGGTTCTATGCTTTTAAATACTAGTTTAAACTTTCCTGGTCACGTAATAGTAGAAAATTTATTAGATTTAAAACACATGATGGACAACTCTTTATTGAAATATGCATGGCTTCCTGATATACAAAAACTTGTAATAAAGAAATGAATTATTTAGAAGCAGTGGTTAAAATAGATAACTTTATATCAAATCAATTTTGTGATGAAATTATACAATATTGTAATAATTCTAAATTAAAATATTTAAGTGTTGGTGAAGATATTCTTGATAAAAATATTAGAAATGTAAAGGGAAAACATTTAGACTCAGTTAAAGAAAAAATAATATATGATAAGATAAATAAACAAATAGAAAAATCATATATGTTTTACAAAGTTAAATTTCCTAAAGTAGAAACCCAACAAATAAGTCAAATAGATTTATTAAAATATGAAGTAGGTGGTAAATATAATTATCACGTAGATAATTATAATTTTAATAACAGAAGTTTAAGTGTGATTATAAATTTAAATAAAGATTATGAAGGCGGAGATTTGATATTTGTAGATCAAAAAGAAAATGAAATTAAAAGATATAAATTAGGTTTAGGAACGATTGTATTTTTTCCTAGTAATTTTATGTATCCTCATGGCATAGCTCCTATAACAAAAGGAATAAGGTATAGTATAGTAGCATGGCTTCACTAGATAAAACGTACAGTATAAAAAATTTTATAGGTGTGTATGATAATTACATTACACCACACGAGTGTAAAACAGCTATTAAATTATTTGAAGATCAAACTAAATTTAAAAAAACTATTAATAGACAAGATTTTGAAAAAGCCTCTGTTTTAGATAAACAAGATCAACAATATTTTCCTAATGAAAGTAATATTGAAATATGGCATGAACAATTAAAACCTATGTTATTTAATTTTGACATGGCATTAAAACATTACGAAACAAAAACAGGAGTTAGACAGGCTTTTGACATAGAAAATTTTAATTATACTTCATTAAAAATTCAAAAAACATTACCTACTGAAGGTTATCATGTATGGCATATCGAACATCAGCGAGGCTTCTATAATGAAGCCAGAGCTTTAGTTTTTACTATATATTTAAATGATGTTGAAGAAGGAGGAGAAACAGAATTTTTACATTTTTCAAAAAGAGTAAAACCTAAAACTGGTAGAATAGTAATTTGGCCTGCAAGTTTTCCTTATGTGCATAGAGGTAATCCCCCTTTGTCAGGTGAAAAATATATTTTA